TCAGTCAGGGCATATTTTGAGCAGAAAAACTCTACGGAAAAGTGGCGTAACATGGCGCAATCAGATGAAGTGAATGCCTTGTTCCGTCTCCGCACGATTCCCGGACTTGTTCTTCACAACCGCCATGTTATCGTCTGCGAGGGCAAACGCTACAACATATACTCGGTTGAAAATGTAAAGGGCCGTGGAATGTATCTTGAAGTATTGGCGGTGAGCGCTGATGGCTAAGGTCGATTTCAAGATGCCGGAGGAATTCCTGCTCAAAGTGTCAAGGTTGGCTGAAAAGACCGATGAGATCATACCGAAGGTTCTTGAAGCCGGTGCCGAAGTCGTATACGACAAGGTAAAAAGAAATCTTTCCTCTGTGGTCGGTAAAAACACAAAGGTTAAAAGCCGCTCCACCGGAGAACTTGAATCTGCGCTTGGTGTATCTCCGGCGAAGCAGGACAGAGACGGTAATTTCAACGTGAAAATAGGATTTGCAGAGCCACGCTCTGACGGCGGCAGCAATGCCAAACTTGCCAACATCCTCGAATACGGAAGGCACGGTCAGCCTCCGAAGCCTTTTCTGAAACCTGCCAAAAGCAGATCCAAAGACGCTTGTATTGGGGCTATGACCAGCAAGCTGGAAAGTGAGATTGAGAAGCTATGAGCATATTATCTGAACTGAACACACTGTTTGAAACCGCAAATATCCCTGTCGAAACAGGCGTCTTCAGCGGAGTGCCACCTGATGAATACATGGTGCTGACCCCGCTTACTGACACCTTTGCCGTTTACGGAGACAATAAACCTCTTGCGGATATAAACGAAGTCAGGATCTCGCTGTTCAGTAAAAACAACTATTTACAGAGAAAGAATCAGCTTGTGAGGATGCTCCTCCAGGCTGATTTTGTTATTACCGACCGCCGGTATATCGGACACGAGGATGATACCGGCTATCACCACTACGCCATCGATGTGGCGAAATACTACGAACTGGAGGAATAACAAATGGCTACTATCGGGCTTGATAAGCTCTATTACGCAAAAATCACAGAGGCTGCAGACGGTACCGAAACCTACGGTACTCCCATCCCGCTTGCAAAAGCAATGAAAGCGGATCTGTCCGTCGAGCTTGCTGAAGCAACGCTTTATGCTGACGACGGACCCGCAGAGGTTGTGAAGGAATTCAAGAGCGGTAAACTCTCCCTCGGAATCGATGATATCGGTGTGACGGCCGCTGAGGATCTGACGGGTGCAAAGCTTGACGACAATCACGTCGTTATTTCCGGAAGTGAGGATGGCGGCGCTCCTGTTGCCGTAGGCTTCCGTGCAAAAAAAGCAAACGGAAATTACCGATACTTCTGGCTCTACAGGGTGAAATTCGGCATTCCGGCGACAAACCTCGCCACCAAGGGCGACAGCATCACCTTTTCAACACCGACCATTGAGGGCACGGTGTTCCGTCGCAATAAGACTGACGGAAATGGGAAGCATCCGTGGAAAGCCGAGGTCAATGAGGACGACACGAGCGTCCCTGCTTCCGTAATTACCGGCTGGTACACATCTGTTTATGAACCGGTCTTTAATCCTGCTGCGGGAGGTGTTGAATAATGACTAATGACAGAAGTGCAATTATCAACATTGGCGGTAAAGAGTATGAGATGCTCCTCACCACCAAGGCTACAAAAGAGATCGCCAGGAGATACGGCGGACTTTCCAATCTCGGCGAAAAACTCATGAAGTCAGAAAACTTCGAGATGGCGCTTGATGAGATCGTTTGGCTCATCACACTTCTTGCCAATCAGTCGGTACTGATTCACAACCTTCAGAACCCTGCCGAAAAACAAGAACTGCTGACCGAGGAGGCTGTGGAGCTGCTCACTTCTCCGCTTGAGTTGGGTGAATACAAGAATGCCATCATGGATGCCATGTATAAAGGAACCAAACGCCATATTGAAAGCGAGGAAGAACCCTCTGGATGTAACACCTCAAAAAACGCGAAGGTCGGGTAAGCGATGAAGAATCGTTTGCCCGACTGATTTTTTACGGTGTGTCTCTGCTCCAACGCACCGAGCAGGAGGTCTGGCTGATGCCTATCGGCCATCTGCTCGACCAGTGGGAGATATACAAGCAATTCAATGGTTTGGCAAAACCGAAGCGTGAGTATGCTATTGATGAAATTATTCCTCAGGGGATATGAACTGAATCACACTACATGAACACACTACACAAACATCACAACTGCCTTATCTTGTTTTCCGCTTTTCGGTTTGATATAATTAATATACAAAGTATAGAACTCGGAGGAGGAGCGATATGGCAACATATAATGAACATCAGAAATTAATTCGTTGAAAGGTAACTATATGATATTAAAAGGCTTCAAATTTGGTATGTTATTGCAATTTGCAATAGGGCCAATGTGTTTGTTTGTGTTCAATACATCAGCAAAATATGTTTTACATACGCACTATCAGTTGCTTTAGCAATCGCAATTATTGATGCATTATATATTGCTCTGTCTTGTGTTGGGGTTGCAACAGTTATTAATATAGAAAGAATAAAAATTATTATTAAACTTATAGGTTGCTTAGTATTGATTTTGCTTGGATTAAATACTATAACAAGCTCATTTGATTATTCCTTTTTACCAGACATTAACTTATTTTCAAATGTATCCAGTAAAAGCCTTTTCATATAAGGTCTTTTATTGATAGCATCAAATCCTCTTCAATAATTTTTTGTAGTGGTGTATTACATATCCTGTTGAAGTATCAATATGCAGAAATGAATATATTGGCATACGTATGTGTACTGCAAGACTGAAAATTAAGAATACTAAAGCTGTAAAATATGTATGTGCTGAATCAACAGAAGATAGTGCTGTTGCAAAATGTTCTGATGGATACATTTCAGGTTTTCCTGTGGAAGCTGGAATGGTTTCATTTTGTGATGCTGTTGTTGCGGAAGAATATAGAGAGTTTCTAAATAAATGGTATAGTGAAAATGAGAGAAAAAACCATTATGATGATTACTTCGCAAAATTTTTTGCTGAAAGTTATAACTCCCTACCAGCTTATCAACGTGAAGGCGGAGATTTTATTGAATGGACAAATCCTGATAGTAATCATAAAATGGTAATGATAGCTTCAGGATTGGGAGATGGTTTTTATCAAAGCTTTTGGGGATATGATGCTCAGGGTGATATTTGTGAGCTGATAATTCCAATGGTAAATCCATCTTTATTTGAAACAGTATAAATTATATAGTTTTATATTTTGAATTTATATTTACAATATGGAGGAAACATAATTTGATTACTATTAAAGAACTAAATATTGAAAACATAGAAGAAATTAAATCTTTATTCGTTGAGATTTTTACAAACGAACCTTGGAATGATGATTGGAGCGACCCAATACAGCTTCACGAGTACATGATAGACCTAATGGGAAATAGAAATTCTTTAACAATTGGACTGTTTGAAGATGATAAATTAATAGGGCTGTCAATGGGGAGTATTATTCATTGGCACATGGGAACGGAATATTTTATAATCGAATTCTGCATAAAGACAGATAAACAAGGAAAGGGACTAGGAACAAAGTTTTTGGAAGAAATTGAAGAATATGCTAAAAGTAAAAAAATAACGCATATTTTCTTGCTAACCGAAAGAACAGTCCCAGCTTATAACTTCTATAAAAAGAATGGTTTTATAGAATTAAAAGACCATGTATCACTGTTTAAATATTTTGATTAAGTAAGATGCCATAAATTGTTATATGTTTTTTTACGTATGTTGTTTAATAAATTTCTTTGAAAACTCTTGACAAATAGTAAATTATGACATATAATGATTATATCACGATATGATATATCATACCGTGAAATGTTTAGAAGTTGGTTGTTGAATATTATAAGTATATAATGTTTGAATTATACTAACTTTTAAGATGATGGGGCTTGTATTATATTTATAAATGTAGAAAGGATTGATAACTATGGAAAAAGCACTATTAGTAATTGATATGCAAAATGCGTTTGTTGGAAAAAATCATGCAAAGATCTTTAAGTATAATAGGGAAGAATTAATTAAAGCAGTAAATGAACGAATAGCTGTATATGAAAAAGAAAATGTATTTTATATTCGTCATTTATTGAAAAATAATTTTATTAATAAGCTTGCTCCTATGAAAGTTTTTGATGGTACATATGAATCTGAGGTAGTTGATGAAGTTAATGTTGTGTCTGATAACATATTTACAAAGTATAAAGGCGATGCATTAACAAATCCAGAATTAGTAAAAGCTCTTGAAGAAAAGGGAATAAAAGAAATTGAAGTTGTTGGCTTGGACGGTGGAGGATGCGTTGCACTTACTGCTATTAGTGCATTGGGAAAGGGTATTAAAGTAACTTTCAATCAGTCTGCTATTGGAACAATGTTTGAAAAAAGAGCAGAAAGATATAAAAAAATAATGCTTAAAAAAGGTGCTGTGGTTAAATAAAATATAAGTTAAAAAACAGTCAAGTAATAACTTGACTGTTTATTATATTTATCAAATCAATAGAATTTAATTGATAAATCTGAATATTTAAAAAGTAAAAATAATATTTTATGGGAAATAGTAGAAATAAATATGAAAATGTATTATAAAGAAATTCAAAAATTCATTAGTAACAAATATGGGTTTAGTGTTAAGACCTGCTGGATAGCTCATATGAAAGAGGTTTGTGGATTACCTGTTAAAATGGCAAATAACCGTTATTCGCCAAATAGCCGGACTCATCCTTGCCCTGCAGAAAAACAAGCTGCAATACGGGAAGCGTTCACGCATTTTCAGATGATAGAGTAGACTGATTTTTTCTATCTATAAGGCACTCCGAAAGGGGTGCCTTTTTCATGCCCATTTTTGCATAAGGAGGTGATGGCATGGCAGATAACTTCGGCTTGAAAATAGGAGTCGAGGGTGAAAAGGAGTTCAAAAAAGCGCTCTCTGATATCAACCAGACTTTCAAGGTTCTCGGCAGTGAGATGAAGCTCGTCTCCTCCGAATTTGACAAGCAGGATAAGTCTGTAGCGGCGGTTGCGGCACGGAATGAGGTTCTGAACAAGGCAATCGATGCTCAGAAAGACAAAATCGCCACCCTCGAATCCGCCTTGAAGAATGCCGCCGACAGCTTCGGCGAAAATGACCGCCGTACTCAGAACTGGGCTATACAGCTAAACAATGCCAAAGCCGAACTTAATGGTATGGAGCGCGAACTGGACAATTCGGCAGATGCCGCTGATGACCTTGGCGACGAACTGAAAGAGTCTGGAGATGAAGCAGAAAGTTCCGGCGGTAAGTTTGAAAAGCTGGGCAGCGTATTAAAAGGTGTCGGTGCGGCAATGGGCGCTGTTGCTCTTGCCGCCGGAGCAGCCGCTGTTAAACTCGGCAAAGAAGTCATTTCGGCATACGCTGACTTTGAGCAGCTGGTCGGCGGTGTAGATACCCTCTTTGGTGATGCGTCACAGACAGTGCAGAACTATGCCGCGAATGCCTTTAAAACGGCTGGTATGTCGGCAAACGAGTATATGGAAACGGTCACGGGTTTCTCCGCAAGCCTGATCCAATCACTCGGCGGCGACACAGCAAAAGCTGCTGAAGTTGCGGATATGGCCATCACAGATATGGCGGACAATGCCAACAAAATGGGTACGGATCTGTCCGCCATTCAAACGGCCTACCAGGGTTTTGCCAAGCAAAACTATACGATGCTCGACAATCTGAAGCTTGGCTATGGCGGCACCAAGTCTGAGATGGAGCGTCTTCTCGCCGATGCCGAGAAAATCTCCGGAATCAAATATGACCTGTCATCCTTCTCGGATCTGACTGAAGCTATTCATGTCATTCAAACAGAAATGGGCATCACCGGGACGACGGCTAAGGAAGCCACAGAGACCATTAGTGGGTCTATGGCCGGTATGCAGTCGGCTATCGACAATCTGATGGCCGGACTCGGAAACGCTGATGCTGACATTGAAATGTTGATCGGTAATGTTGTCGAGGCATTCGGTCATGTGGTGGATAACGTGGTGCCTGTCATTGAGAATATCGTTAAGGCTCTGCCGCCTGCCCTCGACGGTATACTTAGGGCAATCGGGGATTTGCTTCCGACGCTTCTCTCCACGGTAGTCGACCTGTTTACGCAGGTGCTTGAAACACTGCTCAGTCTTTTGCCTGAGCTCATCCCCGCTGCCGTTGATGCAGTGCTCACTATCGTAGGCGCTTTGATTGATAATCTGCCCTTGCTCATTGATGCGGCTGTGCAGCTGATTACCGCCCTTGTGATGGGACTTGGTTCCGCTTTGCCGGAATTGATTCCTGCGGCAGTTGAGGCGATTATCACCATCGTTCAGGGTCTTTTGGACAGCATGGATCAGATCCTTGAAGCTGCCTTTGCCATTATACAAGGGCTTGCGGAAGGGTTGCTGAACGCGCTGCCGGAACTGATTGACGCCCTGCCCGAAATCATCATGACTATCATTGACTTTATTACCAACAACTTGCCCCTCATCATTGAGATGGGCATTGAACTTACCATACA